GTTTTTGTTTTTTTTCTTTTTCCTCCAAACGTTAAAGCATCAACGTAATCTTTTTTAACAAATTCTTTGCCAGACTCTATATACAATATATTTTGCGATATTTTAGAAATATAGTCAAACATCGTTTCTTCTGTTGTATTATTTAAATTTTCTGTGTAAGTATCAATCCAAAAAAATATTTCAAATCCTGTTATACCTCTATCTTTATTTAAATTTGGCGTTTGATTTCCATCTTTATCTATTTCAAACTCACTTTGAAATTTATCTGTAAAATTCATTCTTTTCATATATCTGTCAAACCATGATTTTTGATTAGGGTTTGAACCCTTGCTTGTATCTATATTTATTGAGTTATCCGGTCCAAATATTATTTTAAACATATAAAGAGAACCTTCATTTTGTACATCACTATAATAAAAAAAATCATCTTTATCACATGAAAATAAAATAAAATGAGTACCGCTATTTTTTCTTGTTATAGCAAAAGGCATAGAAAAACCATTATATTTTTCTTTTAATTGAAATTTTGCTTTAATTATATAATTAGAAAAAATTTGTGTTATTTTTAAAAAAAAATCCATATATTCACCCTTTGAGTTAATTAAAAATTTTCTTGAAGTAAATAGTAAGCCATCAGCATTAATATTTGTAGATAATAAAGACAAAAAGTAAGTAGGTGGTGTATACCACGGAACATTACCTACACCAACTACACTTTCTTTATCAATATCTGGATACCAATCCATGTAACCTCTATTTGTTTTATTAATTTTTCCTATAACTGGTAAAATTTGTTCTTCTACATTATAATCATGTAATGTTTTCATTTTATCTCTAATTTTTTGACAATTAATATCACCTTTATGTAATCCAGTTATTGTATTTTCAGTACAACCAATAAGAGAATCATATAAATTTCCATATTTTTCATCAATTAATTGATGTTGACTTTTAATTGAACCGGTAGTATGTTTAAATCCTTCAATTGTTTCCCATTCAGAATTTTTATTAAAATCAATATGTGCGCTATTTAATTTTAATACCAAAAATAATCTTAATGGGTTACTATGAAAATAACTATAGTCATCCCTACCATTAATATTTTCATCTCTTAACCTTATTGAATTTTCAATAAATGTTCCAATAAAATTAGGTATTTTGTTCATTTGATAATAAATAAACAACAGTGATTTAAAAATTAATAAATCTACTGCAACGTAATTTAAATTTACCTCTGGCAATTCTTTTATCATACTAATATTTTCTTTAATTTTGTTAATGTTTGATGAAATAATATCAATAATTATTCTACCATTTTCATCTTTTGTCATATTTTTCATTATTGTAACAATTGAGTTATAAATAGCAGTTTTTTCACTATTAATTTTATCTAAATTACTTGTATCTAGCTCAATTTTATAACTTACAATAAATTGTTGAATTGGTTCAAAAACATCCATTATATATATACTTTTAAAAAAAGGTATTTTATATATTATGGATTAAATTATATTCTGTGTATAGTTTAATAAAATAATGGGAAATCAAATAAGTAGTGATGAATTTTTAAAAGAATATGTAAATATCCTTGTTAATTGTGTTATAAGAATTAAATATGATACTGGACAACCAATTGATGATGTAGAAGAAGAAAAACATAAGTTACAAAACAATTTTTATAAGTTGTTTGATTACGGGACTAAAGGTTTTACTTATCGTGATTATTATATAAAAAGATTTAATGAAAAAAAATCGCAATTATTAAAAGTATTATTAAAAGAATTAGAAGACCAATTTTTTAAACAAGAAGGCATTTTATTAGACCAATATTATTTAACTTTTCAAGAAAATGGTAATGTTTTATTATATCCTCCTGATAAAATTATTAAACAATATCAAAATAATGGCGAAAATTGGAAAAAAATATATACTATGGGAAAAATTAGACCAATTTTTTCAGAAAAAATATTTAATAATAAAGGCGGCAAAAAAACAAAAAGAAGAATAAGAAAAAAGTCTTATAAAAAAAGTTATGTAAAACGAATAAAAAGATTTACTTGTAAGAAAAATTAATTGAAATGAAAGTATTATGCAATAGTTTGTCTTTACTATTAGAAATTCATTATATATTTTTTATATAAAAAGTATATAATAATTTAACTTTATAATTTAGATAATACTATAATAATAGTCATCTATTATATCTTTGTGTTTTATAAATCTACTCAATTTAGAAGTTGAAATACATTCAGCTCTTGATGCTTTTGCAATTGAATCCCATGTTGCTAATAATATGTCTGTTTTGTCTTCTCTCTTATACACTTTTTGAAAATAATATTTTATTTATTTCTCTCAAAACATTAGATAAATCAAAAATTTGTTGATTAGGATTATATCTAATTATTTTATTTCCCAATGATAATATATATTCTTCTCTATCTTTTTCTTTAATTTCATCTCTATCTTTGTGATTAAACTCATCACATTCAACTACTAATTTATAATCTATAAAATATAAATCTGCTCTATATTTTCCAATATTAAATTGTCGTTTAATATTTAAAATATCCTTATATGAATTTTCAATAAATCCTATTGTTTGATTTTCAATAGGCATACATAAATTTATTTGTTTAACATTATCATTAATATTTACAATATATTTATTTCTTAAATTAAATGAATTTTTAAGTAATTCAAATGCTTCCTCTGTAAGAAGATAATTTATTTTATTTTGTCCTCCATATTTTTTTATATTATTATATTTATTTGTTTCAATAATGTAGTGAATATTTTCTTTATAATTTTTTTTTAAATTATGAACGATATGAATTTTTTGTGTAGTTAAATATAATAACTCTTCTATATTTCGTGTATATAAACTCATTTTTATTATATAAATTATCTATTTTAATTAAAACAAATCAATTTTAATTAAAATATTTTTTGTTTTTTGCTTCACAAAACTTGCTTTATAATTTTAAAAGCAAGATTTTTACCATTTTGTCTTTTTAACACTAATTTTGGGTCCTTGACCTCGTTTCTTTACATTAGCCGGGTCATATTTCTCTTCTTCGTCGTCAGAATTGAATCCTTTGGACAAATCCCAGAACTCTTTAGACCCTAATTTGAAATCATTATGGTTGTCTGCTTTATACCAGAAAACCTGGTCATGCAGTCTGTTTGATTTGGAGTTATTATTTATTACTAAACACTCATAATTTTCCGTGCATTGGTCCATGACTTGACAAAATGACTCAAATGTAGGAAACATGCCTGCATAATTCTCGTAAATTCGCTTCCTATTTGCTATATAGGGTTCTCTTAAAATAAAAACATAATCTATATTTGTTCTTAATGTGGGGGGCACACCAAGAGGATATTGCATTGTAATAACTAACATTATTTTCCAGTGTCTCCCGTTCATAAATATTAAGCGCATCATTTTATCGCGAGTCCATGTTGCGTCATATAAACAATCATCTAAAATAACAAAAGCGCGCGGGTCAATATTGCTTCTTTTATATGTTTCCATTTCTTTCTTAATTTGTTTTAAAACAGTCCTTTGTCGTTTCAGAATGTTTTCGATAATTGCAGTATTATATTCATTATGGATAAATAATTTTGGAACCAATTTACCATAAAATCCGTTCCCTTCTTCTGTCCCTGAAATAACGGTTCCGATTGGAATTTCTTGATGATAATATAATAAATCTCTTACGAGAAATGATTTACCTGTGTCACGACGACCAATTAAAACAACAACAGGACCCTTATTTTCAGTAGCCTTAAAGCTAATATTTTTCATATCAAATTTTTTCAACTCGAGTGTCATATAATTTATAGTATTAAAATATTAGTATAAAATAATTTAATACGCATCCACTTTTAGAAAAAGTGGAGCAAAATCAACTTTTAAGAAAAGTTGAGCAAAATATTTTTTATATTTTGGATGTTTTTGTTTTATATTTGGATGTTTTTGTTTTATATTTGGATGTTTTTGTTTTATATTTTGGATGTTTTTGTTTTATATTTTGGATGTTTTTGTTTTATATTTTGGATGTTTTTGTTTTATATTTTGGATGTTTTGCTCCACTTTTTTTAAAAGTGGAATTAGTTAAATTCAATCATAATTTATATAATAATTACCTAAAATGATAAACATGAATTATCAAAAAAGAAAAAACCAGGAACTTTTCAAAAGTTTAGGAGATTCTACTTCCCTTTTTCTCTCTAAAGTCCAAAATTATATTCCCATTTATAGCAGATTCTTTGCATTGAACTCTACAAACTACAACAGTATAAATCTTAATCACAAATGGTATTTATCAAGTGTTAAAGAGAGACTAAGCGATGATGATACTTTTAATTTATTTGACTGTAGAATCAAAAATATTGATTCTCAAAAGGTTAAGGACAAAGAAATATTTTTCAAATTGGCGCCACTATTAGACCCAATTAAATATTTTATAGGAAAATATGACGTAAATGATGCTAAATTTTTGGCACTACCAGATATTGAATCAACCGAACAAAATACATATTCAAAATTGATGGATTCTAATAACTGTGCATATGTAGACGGTTTTTTCCTTTTTCTCTCTAGTAACTTAATTTATACCAATAATTTTATAAATGGCGTGGATTATTATGGTTCTTTTTTAGCTATAAAGAATGATTTTAAATTTAATGTATATGATGACTTGGAATATTTAGTTGAATCCGATTATTTTATGAAAAATAAGAATCTTGTATTCACAGTTGAAAACTATGACCATATTTTTAAGGATGAAAATTATAATGAAAAATTAAAACCAATTAAAATAAGTCATGATTTAAGCTCAAAGTCCAATCTTTCTGCAAAATCATTTGATGACAATCTTTTTGAGGATATTTTTAGTAGTAATGATAATGATAATAATGATAATAATGATAATAGTAATAGTAATAGTAATAGTAATAGTAATAGTAATAGTAATAGTAATAGTAACAGTAACACAATAAATTTAAATGATTTGAAAAATATGGACGCCGACTTGGAAGACATAACAAATTCAGATATGCTTGTATCTTCTACAAAAACTGCAACCATAAAATCATCCTCATCATGCTCATCAAGAACATCATATACTTCTGATAATGATAACTTGGATGAACAAAATATTGATGAAAATGCCGAATCAAATATAAATGATTTTATTAAAGCAGAAGAATCAGAAGATTATGAGTCAAATTATGATGATGAAGAGGAAGAAACAATTTTTGCAACAATTCCAAAATTTCCGGTTGAAGTAATTTGCATGGAAAATTGCGAAAACACATTTGATAATTTAATTATGGATAATGAATTGTCCAAAGAAGAATGGTTATCTGCATTTATGCAAATTATTATGATTTTAATAACTTACCAAAAAGTCTTTGCATTTACACATAATGACCTTCATACAAATAATGTAATGTATATTGAAACAGACCGAAAATTCATATATTATTGTTATAAGAAGAAGACCTATAAGGTGCCAACTTTTGGCAGAATTTTCAAAATAATTGACTTTGGACGCAGCATATACAAGTTTAATGGCAAGACATTTTGCAGCGACAGTTTTAAAACAGGTGGTGATGCTGCAACCCAATACAATACAGAGCCCTTTTTTAACGAAAATAAACCAAGGTTAGAGCCCAATTATAGTTTTGATTTGTGTCGCCTTGCTTGCTCTATTTTTGACTACGTGGTGGAGGATATGGATGAAATAAAGGACCTAACAAAATGCGACCCTATTAAACGACTCGTTGTAGAATGGTGTTTGGATGACAAGGGAATGAACCTTTTATACAAAAATAATGGTCAGGATAGGTATCCTGATTTTAAATTATACAAAATGATTGCAAGATGTGTTCATAATCATACACCACAAGCACAATTGGAAAGATCCGAATTTGACGATTTTTCAAAATTCAAAGGTGATGTTCCAAAAGATGTTATCAATATTGATAATATGGTTTCATTAGTCTAAAAAATATTATAATTATAATTATAATTATAATAACAAGTATAATAAGCTAGTTTATCTTTTTAAATTTTTCCTACAAATGCAAATTGGGTATCATAAAAAGATTTATTTTTTTCATATTCATTTTTAAAAAGAACATCCGTTTTGCATAAGTTAGATATATTTTCAACAATTTTAACTGAATTTTGACTATTTACATAAAACGAACTTACATAATAAGTAAACCATATTAAAAAGTATATGTTACTTGGTAAATTTACTTTTTGGCTATTTACAGTATTTATTATTTTTTCACATAAATCATAACAACTTTTATTTTCACTTTTATTATTTAATTTTGGTTGTATTAAATTATTATATATAAATGTCAATTCTTTATCAATTGAAATAAATTCTTCATCAAAAGAATAATAATTATTATTATCTATTATTAATTTTGAATTTATATAAAAACCATATAAAATATTTAACTGATCTTGTGATAACTTGCATTTATTTAATTTTAATGATTTTAATAAAAATTTACAACCTTCTATACATTTTATATAATTTTGATTATTAAAACTATTTCTAATAAAGTTACGTATTGGGTTTTCAGGCGCATCATAAACATAAGTATAATTTGTAATCATTTGTAAATAGTCACCATAATAATGTTCAAATAGTTCTGGGTTTTCAAAATAAACAGGGGTAAATAATTGCTCATCAGCATGACCATAACCAAGATTCAAATATTCTAAAAATTTATTTTCTATTAAATCACATACTTTATACATATAATTTTTATCACCTGTAAAAAATCCACTACACATACCACAACGCCCCCATTCAAAATATTTTGGTGTATTATTTACTAATGTTTCAGGAATATAGTCAATATAACAAGTAGAGAATTTATCTCTTTTAACAAATAAAGCCTCATCTAAATATTTTAAATTATTATAACCCATTCTTTCAATACAAAAATTAATCCAGCAAAAATGACTAGAATCAAATGGGTTTAATTCGATTGTTTCTTTTAACATAGCATATCTTGACATACAAAATAAATAATAACTTGCAGTATTTCTATTATCAAAACTATAAGGTTTATTTTTACGATTTGTATTAATTATATTTCTATATTCTTTAAAAGTAGTATTGTCATTATTGTTTTTGTTAAAAATAAAAGAATCAAACTCTTTAATAATGTATTTTGTTTTATCATTTAAAAAACTTGGGCGAATTTTTTGTATTTCTGCATAACTATCAGTATCGCAATAAATTACTAAATTATATGGAAGTGATAATGTTGATATAGAATGACTAAAATAATAGTTTTGGTCGCGTTTAATAATTTCACTACTAGCATCAGGACATTTTGTTAAATTAAAATAAGCAGTAACTAATGTCCAATTAGAATTATCATTTTTATTAAAAATAATATCTTTATTAAAATTAATAATTCCTGTTCCAGACACATGACCTAAATCTGTTATATCATAACGATATTCATAATCTACTTTATACCAAAAATTATCTCGCATTTCTTTAAAATACCAAATATCGTCGCAAATAACAAATCCTTTATAATCTATTTTTTTTAAATAATTAAAAAAATCAATTTCCATTGTTCCATTATGAGGGTCTACATCTAAAAAAATAAAAGGACTATTTTTGATTGTTTCACACCATTTTTCTTGTCCTTCAGTTTCAAATAAATTATCCAAATGAAATTGAATATTTTCAACATTTTTTATATTATTATTAATAACTTTATCAACAATATCAAATGTATGAATTGTATTTGATTTATTATATGATAATGCTAACGATGAACTACCACGATGTGTTCCTATATCTATAATAGTTGCATTATTAAATAAAGTTGAAAAGTAAGACAATAGTTTATAATGTTCGGTTCCAGGATTACCAAAAAACTCAGTTTCATTTACATCAAAAAAACTCCTAAAATTTTCATTAAATAATAAACTATTTAATTTGGTTTTATCTACACTAATAATCATTATACATTTATTAAATTGTTATATTTAAATTATAATTACGTAAATTATATTTTTACGTAAATTATAATTTTTATAATATTACCATAATATATTATAAAATGAACACGAATTCATATGGATTTATTATAACTAGGCACGTCAATTCTGAAAAAACAAATAATTATTGGAATCGTTGTGTAAAATGTTTAAGAACATTCTATCCACATAGAAAAATTGTTGTAATTGATGATAATAGTAATCAGGATTTTGTAAAAGCGGATTTTGAATATAAAAATGTAATATATGAAAAATCGGAATATCCTGGAAGAGGTGAGTTATTGCCTTATATTTATTTTTTAAAAAACCATTATTTTGATAATGCTGTATTTATTCATGATAGTGTTTTTTTTCATAAAAGAGTTGAATTTGAAAAATTAATAAATATGGGAGTTGAAGTTTTGCCACTTTGGCATTTTGACGCGGACAAAGAAAATTATTTAAATACGATTCAAATTGCAAATGTATTAAAAAACAAATATTTATTAGCTGGTAAAATAAGTTTAAATGAAGTAAATTTAATGAGTTTAAATAATAATAATGCATGGCATGGATGTTTCGGTGTTCAGAGTTTTATTAATTGGAATTTTTTAACACACATAAATAATAAATATAAAATTACAAATTTAGTGCATGTTGTTAAAAATAGAGCTGATAGATGTTGTTTAGAGAGACTTTTTGGAATATTATTTTGGACAGAAAAGAAATCTAAGTATAAAAATAAATCATTATTTGGTTTAATTCATAGTTATCAAAATTTTGGTTATTCTTATGATGAATATATGAATGATATTAAACATAACAAAATTCCTAGATATATTGTGAAAGTTTGGTCTGGGCGTTAAATTACACCTTTAAGAAAGGTGTAGCCAAAAATTTATGCAAAGCGTTGAGAAAAATATTTGTCATTTTTTTATTACTTTGTGAAAATTCGTAAGAAAAGGTGTAGCCAAAAATAAAAAAAGAGCAAAATTAGTTGGCTTAGAACTCTGGGTTTCCTGTGAATACTTGGGGTGTTGATGATATCATTACATTCTCTCCTGCTTGTATAACTGGTTTTAATTGTTGTATAATAAAATGACCTGATATAACGCTAAAATATACCAATAATGTGTCTCTAATTAAAAATTTAAGTGGTTTATTTTCTTTATCAACAAAGCGCATTTCGATAAATTTAACTATAAGAAAAATAATAGATATTATTCCTGCTATTACAAATATACTGTCCATTTAAAATAATATAACTGTATTCTTTTTTTATTTTTACGCAAATTCATTATACTTGTAAAAATTACCTAAATAAAATCCATGATTGAACCCGCAACGTCATTATTTAAACTTTTAATTTTTAATAATTCATTTTCAACCCTCATTTTATAAATTTCTATGTATTTTTTTACGATTGTTTCAATTTCACCTAATTGCCTTTCAGACCTCCAAATACTTGCCATTTCTGCACTATTACAGGGTCCGCCATTTTCTCTATAACTTTTTTCTCTTAATTTTTTTACTTCCTCAATTTTTTTAAATGTAATTTCTTCATTTGGTTTCATTTTTATAAATCCACCTAAGTAAAATTGGCCGTTTGACCACGAACTCTTTGAGTCAATTAAATATTCAGTTAATACACCCTTTTTACAACTGTCAAAAATTTCACGCTCCTTATCATTTTGAGGAACAAACTCAAGTAAATTAAATAATGATGTTATACAAGCCATTTTATTTCTATTAAAGATAATATTATTATACTATTATCTTTAATATGACTATGTAAATTAATTTTTTATTAACTTTTTCCACTTTTGAAAAAGTGGAGCAAAACTT